CCCAAATGAAAGGATTGTATGAATGACAAGGATGAGAGAAAGGTTGATCCCTTTCCGGAATTGCAAAAGCCGAGTAAAGAGATAGAACTGCTTTACGCAGTTAAGGCTCAGTTAGCTCGACTTCAGCACCTCCCAGCGTGTAAACGCAGAGAGGCACTCGAAGTTTATTTAACAGAGATGTTAAATATACCATTCGTGCCTTCGTATGAATCAATTCAAGCAGCTCTGAGTTCTTGTGAAAACAAGGTTACTCAACTTTCAGCAGCGATTGCTTCTAGTAAGGCTGAGGCAGATCGAAAGATCTCCCTTCTTGAAAGCAGATTAGCTAATGCTAATTTGCAATTAAGCCAGGTAAATGACCTAACTCTTCCGTCGCAATCAAAGGCTCACATGCCTAGGATTAAACGAAAGTTTTGGCTCTTACGAATCCTTATGGGACCATCAGATATCTCATCTGAGAAATCCACACGTTCCTAACATTGGAGCCAACCTATTCCATTGGCGGGATGTCCTCGCCATGACCTGTCACACCCTCTACCCCAGAAATGGAGCAGACGTATGACCACTACCACTACTCGTAGTGATAGTAAGATCATGGAAAGTATAATCCATCGCCTCTCAGTGATAGCCATTCCCACTGATTGCCGACATCCCCTCGCGGAGATGTTGGTAAAGTGGAAGAACGCATCTGGTCTTGAGTGGACAATTAAGAGATTTAAGTCTCTTAAGGTCGACTTGATCAGGAGGGTAGACAACTTGCCGTTACTTACCCGCGTCCGAAAGGGCGCAGATGGTAACCCTGCAGGGTATCTTGGAAGACTGTTCCGATGGGCTCTGAAGAATGAGAATAACTTTGGTAAAGCTATTCAAGCTCTTCAGGTCTATTCAATGTTTGTCTATGAGTCTACGACTCCTAGCCAAATAAAGAAATTCGTTTCAGCCGTCCAGGCGCCAAGCGTAAAGCTTGACGCTTCCTTTCTTAGTGCTTTTGGCAAAGCACTAAGGTATGCGTTCGTAAGGTGTGAAGTTGATCGGTCTGGTGACGTGAGTCTCCTGACTTATCGTGGTTCACCGTCTAAGAGGAAGCCTAAGTTAAACTACTTAGCAAATAGTAATCTTAGTCAACCTCATTCGAGTCAAGTGATGGATGTATTGAGCAATGCTCTATACTTCCAGGCACCTGCCCATAGGTCCCTGTATCTTCGATACAGGAGTCTTTATGATCCAGTCCTCCTAGGTCTGGATAGATTAAAGAAGGATATGATCGATAGATCAGATCCACCTATGCAATATAACCATGAATTCGTTGAAGGTGGAGAAATCCACTTTCTTCAGGAAGCTGGAGGTAAGTTGAGAAGCATTGCTTCTCCTCATATCGTACACCAACAAGCGCTTCGGCGCCTTGGTGACAGCATCCACGAATTGCTACAATCCCTGCCTTGGGATTGTACGCATGATCAACTTAAACCCTCGACTGTGCTCCAGTCACATATCAGCAAAGGTTTACCTGTTTATTCAGTAGACCTAAGCTCAGCAACTGATCAGTTCCCTTTGGAACTTCAAGTTACTGTTCTGAGAAGTATCTTCGGTGATATACCCGATATAAATCTTTTTCAGGATTTATCTCGTAGCTATTGGCGATCCCCTGTCGGGGTAATCCAATGGACAAAAGGTCAACCCTTGGGCTTACGCTCAAGTTTTGGCACTTTTGCTTTATCACATGGGCTACTACTCTGGTTCCTTAACGACCAAAGGCATGAGAAGAAATTCTATGTCCTTGGTGATGATGTAGTGATCCTTGACAAGGATCTCTATTATCGATACTTAAGGAAACTGGAAGATATGCAATGTCCCTATTCCCGTGATAAAACTATCACGAGCGCGAAACTTTGCGAGTTCGCGGGAAAGATATTCACTGGAACTAGGATAATATCCCAGTTAAAGTGGAAAGAAGTATCTAACGACAACTTCTTAGATATCTGTCGTCAATTAGGGACCCGGAGTCGATCACTGTTGTCACGGAGACAACGAAGAGTATTTGATAAGGTAGAGTATGCTACTCTTCCTTTTGGTTTGAACTTTAACCCTAAGGGTTTACCCCTTTGGGAAAGAGAACAAATCACAAAGAAACTCATTGCCTCCCATGACAAAGAGATTGGCTCTCTCATGGGCCTATCCAGTGTTGTACGTCAAAATGTCTATGACTGTACCGCACTTAGTCAAGATCAGGCAACACCTAGCATAGATGTTGTCCTTTCCTTGATTGAGACATACGACAAGTATGTCAGATTGGTCCTACTCGATTTGATACCTATCGAATCGAAACTGAGCCAATGGTTGTCCTTTAACAACCTTTGGGGTATCTCAGGAGTACCTGGTAGTATCGCAACATTCCGTGAGGAACCGCGAAGACTACCTGTATCTATTGTTCAACCAACTAGGTTGAGTCAATTAGATCAGTACGAGCGAATGCTCTCA